GGCATTTTCCTCTCCGGCTACAGCTGCCCGCTTCAGGGTGAAGGTACAGCTGTAGCGGATCTTCATACCCCCCAGCACATCCTCCCGTCGGGAAATTTCTGTCAGGCCTTTTGGAAACAGACCGGAATTGCCGGGTATGTTTTCCGCGTAATCAAACTGCAGTACGCTGTCCCAGCCAGGGAAGGTCTGCAGCCACTGTTTTAATGTTTCCAGCATCACAGGGTCTCCTTTCGGTTTCCTGCCTCCCAATGGGTAATCTCGCCCTCCCAGTAGCAGGGTTTAACGAAGATCACCTCATACAGTTCCGGAACCAGGGCAGGCACAAAGGCCTGCCATTGAACATCGATAGGACCAATGCCCCGGTAGATCCGGTCTCCGGGCTGCAAGAGAAAATCATCGGGAATAATCAGCTGGAATTTCTTCTCCAAGCTCTTCCCGTAGTTTTCTGTGGGGCTACTGACATTTCCCGACAGGTAAGCGTTTTCCACTACCTGCCTTTGGATTTTATCCTCTACCTTTCGGTAGACAGTCACAGTCTGATCGCACAGGCTGTAGTCAAAGGGATTCATGCGCCCACCCCCCGGGAAATATCCAGGTAAATGGAGGCTTTCTCATACAGCTCTCTGCGCAGCTGCTTTTCAGCCCGCGCACCGTTTTCATAGTGAACACTGACCTCCCCTACGGAAGCCGAAGTCACGCTGCCCTGATGCTTGGCATGGGTGTACAGAGATTCTGCCATGGCGCAGATAGCCATACGGAGGCTGTCCTCACCGGGCACCGTCACTTGATAGATCCGCTGAAAACGGGCCAGAATCTCCCTGGCCCGCTGCGCCATCCCGGAGAATGCCTTCTCCGGGATGCGGTTTCCTAAATACACATCTGTGTAAAACGCGTAATCTGCCATAGGCTTATGCGGGATAGACCGCGATATTCTGCAGCACAGCTGCCTTGTACAGGTTCTTCAGAACAACGCCTGCCACCAGCTCCACCTCGCCGGTCTTCACAGCACCGGGGGCATTCAGGTCGGGCATGTAGGAATTGATCACGCCATCACCGGTGGGAGAAATGCCATGGAAGCCGTCCAGGCCCATACAGACTGCATAAATAGAAGTCTTGCCGTTGACATCAACGCCCACAACATCTTCGATGTACTCACCGTTGAAGTAAGTACCCATATCCACCATGGGAATGCCTGCGTAGGTCTCCACAGTGCGGCCAAAACCATCCACAGTACGCTCATAGTAACCGGCACGGCGGGCAATAGAGCGCAGCTTGATCAGCATGATCCGGTTCATCAGCAGCATATTGGGGGTACCGTCCAAGCTACCGATAAAGGAATCCATCTCGTCCAGGAAGGCGTTGTAGTTTTCATCCATATTCTGGGAGGTGATCAGAGGCACATCGCTTTCAAACACATTGGGAGAGAGCTCCATCAGCTTTCTCAGGCCATCGAAGGTACCGGCCACATAACCTTCATCGGTCTCCTTGGCAGAGCCGTTGATCACCAGGTTGTGGAAATAATTGGCGGTTGCCTTGATTTTCTCCTCCGCCTGGAAAGCCAGCTCGGAGGCAGCGCCGGAGGTATTCTGCAGCACACGGTCTAACTGAAAAGCGCCGCCCATAATGATGGCGTTAGCAGTCGCCTTGTACTTCTTTGCCTCGCCGGGGGTGTATTCACCATTGATGTTTCTGACACCGGCAGCGGAAGGGGTTTCCAGCTGCAGGTAACCGTAGGTCAGAGTGGAACCGCCGGTACCGGGAGAGATGGCATTGTCAAACACCATGTTATCCAGCAGCAGGGAGCTTCTCTGGAACATATCCACGATCTGCTGATCCACCTTGTCGGCCATGCCGATTTTTGCTTCTGCAAGAGTAATTGCCATATTTTTTACTTCCTTTCAAATTTTTCTCGTAGTGCCCCCGCCAAAGTGGTGGGGTGCTTCTCGTTTCGGCCCTGATAGGCCCCTGTGCCCCCTGCGTAAGGGGGCGGAACGTCGCCACCGAAGAGATAGCGGCTGTCTTTCTTCAGCTCCGCCAGCGCCGCTTCAATGGCCGCCTCATGATTCTCGCTTTTCATCAGAGTATCCACATCCAACAGTGCAGTGATCGCCCTGGCATTTCTGCCGTTGGCTTTTAAGATTCCCTCGCCCAGAGCCTTGTCAAAGGCCATCCGGGCAACCTGGGCCTTGTGATCCTCCACCGCCCGGTTGTACTTCTCCTCCCAGGCTTTGGCTGCTTCTTCGAAGGACTGATCCTGCTGCAGCTGAGAAAGGGCCTGCTTGATATCCTCATAGTCGGCAAAATTTGCCTTCACCTTTTGGATATCCCGACCGTTTTCCGCCATGATTGCATCGATCACTTCCTTGGGAAGGGCTTCCTCCCCCACTCTGAATTCCTGCAAAAATTCACGCTTCATAGGTTTCTCCTTTCGTTCGCTATGATTTTTACGGGTTGACTCCCTGTGCGAGGAACTTTTTTATGCCAGTTCCAAGGCAAAGTGGGTATGAACAAAGCACCCCTAAGGATGCTCAATCATCATTGTCCGCAGTTTGATCTTGAATGTAGGGGCGGCCATTGGCCGTCCGCTTGTACACACATATTCCTGCGGTAACGGACGAGCAATGCTCGCCCCTACATGTTTTCTTTAGACATGTAGCGATCTCGGATTATTTTCCGTTCTTCCTCTGTGGTGGCTGGCAGATTGAACCGCCAGCCCAAGGCTACCTCGGGAGCAATGAGACCCATACTAACCATCTGCCGGTATTCCTCCCAAGTCTTATCCTCATCGTAGAGGGTAGAGTTGCCCCAGTCTACGGACGCTTCCATGCGCTCCGGGTAGGGCAGCTGATAGAGTGCCGAGAGCTTTCCGCAAAGAGTAAGGGTCTGCGCCAGTGCCATCTCCCACATTTTCTGCAATTCAATCACTGTCAGGTTGAAATCACCGGCAGAGGAGGTGATCTCCGTGGCAGTCCGATCTTCCATATTGACATCACTGAGTGTGCCCCGGCGCATACCCACCATACTCTCTACATTGCGCAGGTACTCCTGTTTGCGGGCAAGATAAGCATCAAACCGGAGTTCGGGGCTGTAGACCGTCATGCCCACCCGTTCGGGATCCTCATCCAGGCCTACAAACAGATGGTCCTGCAGTTCGCCGTTTCGCAGCATATCCTGGGAAACGATCACCCGGCTCTCACCACGGGAGAATTCTCCGTTCATCTGGGCTTCGTTCTGATCGATATTGTGGATAAGTCCTGCCACCGCCGCGTACACAGACACGCCATCCTGGGAGCCATCCACACAGTTGAGTATGGGTGTCTTCATCCGCACCAAGCCGATACCGCCCAGCGGCACCTCGTATCGGTAGGTTTCCTGGAGCCAGGTATAAGCAGGATGCTCCTGCAGGCTCACCTGGGTGCCCAGCGATTCCCCATCCCCAGAGCGGAACAGTTTGTTCTCAATGATGAGGCAGCCTGCTTCATCCACATGTCTTCGCTCCAGCAGGGTATAGTAAGCGTTGCCCAGGGTCGTTCTTTCCACCGTGCCCACATCATTCGCTACACCATTGGCGTCTGCGCCAAAGATCAGAATGCAGTTTCTGGGAATCAGTGTAAAGCCGAAGCCCTCTGCACCGGGACAGGGCTTCAGATAGCATTCGCCGCCTACCAAAGCCAGCTGTACCGCCTGCTGCCTGTGGGCATTCAGCGTATCCACCAAAGGCTGATAAGCCTGGTCAGCCGCCACAGCGGTGTATTCTCCGAACATGGCCTTTACCAGTTTATTCACCACCGTATAAGCGATCCGTTGACAGGGATCCCGATCCTCCTGGGCATCTGCCAGGTAGTACAGCTCAAACCAGTCCCGAATCGCATTCTTCATAGCTTTGGTGGTCTTGTCCGCTGCCCCAAAGCGTTCTTCATAATCATAAATCCTCATACATCTCTCCCTCTTCTTCCCCGCAGACCCATATGGATGCCCCGGATGTAGTGCTCCAGTTCGTTTACCTTCTGCCGCAGCATCTCATTTTCCGACCGCAGCTGCTTATTATCCCGCAGCACCGTTTCCTTTGCCCAAAGGGGAAGAAAGTTTTTCGTCAGCCATTTTTTCACGCATCATACCTCCCTTATTTGCCTGCGCAAAACACTTGCACAGAAATAGCGGATGTCGTCCATTGCATGGTCATTTTCTTTGACCACACTGTCTTTGTCATCCTCCCACCGGTAGAGACCGAATTCCCGGATGGTGTCCTTGCAGCTGGGGGAAATCTGCAAGACACCGGCCTTTAGGAGCGTCGCCACCAGCCGGATCCCGGGCAGCACCGCATTGTTGGCTTTGCGCACGCAGAACCTACCCCGCCTGCGAATAGCGGCAATCAGCGATGCTGCGGAAGGATCCACAATTACCTGCTCCACGGGAAGATTTCCCGCGAGGTTTTCCAGGGCATCGCAGTATTCTTCATCCGTAAGCACGCGGCCGGATTGACGGCCATCATGATAATACTCCCGGATCCGGTAGGCTTTTCCCCTTGTCACCTGCCAAAGACCGGCAGAAAAGGGATTGCGGGTTCCGTAGTCCACGGATATATAGTACCTGCCACCCGGTTTTGGCGGATCTTTTATGTGCAGCGCCGGATCAAACGCATAGACAAGTCCCTCCGCCATACACCATTGACCCAAAATAAAACGGCGGTAGAAGACCCCCGTGTAGAGGTTTTCATACCGCCGTCGAATTCTTACCGACAGGGAGGGATTATCGTTCATGGAAAAATGCAGGTGCAGCAGGTTCTTTTCTCTCGCTTTTAGGATCCACTCTTTATAGAGCCAGTGCTCAGGACCCTCCGGATTACAGTTAAACCACAGCTTGGACCCGGGCTCCGAGCAGCGGGCGCAGGCCTGCTCTGCAAAAGACTCCGGCATCAGTGCCGCCTCGTCCAGTAAGACTCCCGCCAGCGTGATGCCCTGGATCAGCTGCGAGGAACTCTCGTCCTTGCCGCCGAACAGATAATAGGTGTTTTCCCGTCCGGTTTTGTCTGTGACCACCAGTTTGTTGTCGCTGCGGGATTCGTGTACCACAAAAAGATCCCCCAGCCACTGGGGAAGATTCTTCGTAATATTGCGCCGCAATGCGCCAACCGTCTTACCACAGATGGCAAAGGTAGCACCGGAAAAACTCACCATGCTCCAAAGGAAGAAGCCCACCACCATGGATATGGTCTTGCCGCTGCGGACAGCTCCATCGCAGAGGATGCCGTCATGTGCTTTCAGATCCGGCCGGTTCCACCAGGTCATGGCAATCATCTGCCGCTTGCTGAATTTCCGGTATGTCACCAATGTCCACCTCCTCCCGGGTCGCCGCCAGGATCGCCTCCAGTAGATTGTTGCGGTTTTCTTCCTCCTCGGGTTTTCCCTCAAACATCCCCATATACTTGCCCAGCAGTTCCAGCGCTTTCATCTTGTCATAGAGCTTCAGCTTAATGCCGCCGGTGGTACGCTCTATAGAGGCAATGGCCGCCTGGTCCGCTTTGGACAGCGAATCTGTGGAGCGAACGGTCAGTTCCCCGTCAGATACGCATAAAAAATTGGTGGCTCTGGCAAATCCGATGGCTGCCAGTTCTTCCACCACTCTCTTTTTAGTTATTTGCTTCATATTGCCCTGTGCATCTCCCCTTTCAAACCGGTGTGCTCTACTTTCGGCAATAGTATAATAACACATTTGTTCGTATAAATCAATGCATTTTTTTCGCAACCTTTTGAAGAAAAAGCGGGTGCATTTCAAAAACGCACCCTCTATTTTTCAAAGTTTTACCGTTACTTTCTCACGGATTTTCATGGAATCTACGGCAATTTCACAATCATATGCCATAATTTCCACGCCAGCATTTTTTGCCTGGCGCAAAGCATCCCCAAAAGGTTTATCGGTTGCGTCATTGGGATGCAGGTACTTGACCCCTTCCATTTGGATCACAAACAGCACATAGGCACCATACCCCTGTTTGGCCAGTTCCGTCAGCTCATTCAGATGCTTGGTACCCCGCTGTGTTGGAGCATCCGGAAAGGCGCAAATCCCTTCATTTTCCAGGGTCACACCCTTGACCTCCAGAAAACATTGCTTTCCGTCTTTCACAAAAGAAAAATCAAACCGGGAGTTGCCGTGCTTACTTTCGGCCTTTAGGTTTTCAATTTCACCCAGTCCACCATTTTCCAGCCATTCCTTTGCAGCCGTATTGGGTGCCTGGGAATCCATGTTGATGAGCCGCTCCCCTTTTTGCACCGTGATGAGATCATAGCGGGTCTTGCGGCTGGAAGATGCAGCATCCAGGCACCAGACCTTTGCGCCCACCGGCAGCAGTTCTGCGCATCTGCCGGTATTCTTCACATGGCAAACCTCTACGTTTCCATCGATTTCAATATGGGCAATAAAGCGGTTGGGTCGTTTTAGAAACACTCCCTCTACCATTTTTCCGTATTTCACGCAATCACTTCCTTATGCCCCTATGATAGCAGATTTTGGCCGGTTTGCATAGGAAAGGTATTGACTTTTACGGAAATTATGCTATAATTTAATCCGTTCCATATGGAGGCTTAGCTCAGCTGGTTAGAGCGCATGCTTCACACGCATGAGGTCGAGGGTTCGAGTCCCCCAGTCTCCACCATTTAGGCCACCGAAAACAGCTGTTTTCGGTGGTTTTTCTTTGTTTATCGAACTTTTCCGGCGTGGCATTTTTCTACCGATGTGACCTTGCTGACAATTTGCTGACAACCGCAAAAATATCCCCTCCCGAAAGGGAGGGGACTTCAATTGCCAAGAGGAACACCCGTATTAACTAATCAGCAAATTTTACGCAAAAGTCATAACTGCATTTTTGCTGTGTATCTAGTCATTTCTCCTATTCCGCTACTATCCTTTGCGTAAAGAGTAATCTTTGCTCTATAGTAGTATCCAGGGGTGCCCGCGTATGTAACACACGCACCGTGGGCACTTGTATCTTCGCATATTAATTCAGGATAGTTTGCTTTTGTATATGTTTTCATTGTCGTCCAGCTAGTACCATCAGAAGATCTCTGAATCTTGATGGTACTAGCGCCAAGTTCATCCATGCCATCTACTGCGACAACGGTAAACCACGCCTGAAACTGTATCGAGGAAGTTTTATACAAATAGACATTACTGCTCATAAAAAACGAACTTGCTCGAGATTCCACATCTTCTGCCGCAACAGGCAATGTAACAAGCATTACCATCGCTATGGAAGCTCTCACCAAAAGCAAGTTGGAAGCGATGGTGGTATCCATGCGAAAGTCCGGCTTGGCACACAATTCCATTTCCTCTTATTGCCGGGTGCTGCGGACATTCCTTGGTTGGTGTCAGCGTGAGGGTATGACCGTCCCTACCCTCCCGCACATCAAGGATAAAGAAACGGTCAAGGAAACATATACCGATGAAGAACTGGCACTCATACTCAAACGACCGGGAAAGAATTGTTCCTTTTGTGAATATCGAAACTGGGTGATCGTGAATTTCCTTATGAACTGCGGCTGCCGCTCTGCCTCCCTACGCAATATTCAAAACCGGGATTTGGATTTGGATACCCGGCAAGTCATTCTCCGACATAACAAAAACGGCAAAATCCAAGCTGTCCCCCTCTGCTCGGTAATGGTGTCAATTCTCAAAGAATACACGGCCATCCGTAAGGGCAAGCCGGACGATTATCTCTTCTGCGATCAGTATGGTGGTATGCTCTCAATGAACGGCCTGCGGCTCGCAGTAGCCCGACACAACCAAACCCGTGGTGTAGAGAAAACAAGCACCCATCTGTATCGCCACACCTTTGCCCGTAAGTACTTAGTAGATTGTACGGCAATGTGGTTACCCCGGACGGCATTCCGGCAATCATAGATAAAGAATTATTTGAAAGGGTACAA